TCAGCTACAAGGTCAAGTTGTCCATCGGCACTTGAATTGATGTATATTTGTGGGTCTCTAAATTGTAGCTTCTCTGTAGTAGCAAGAAGTATGTCATCACTAAACTCAAAATAATCCTCGTCTTCTTTCCATAGTAAAACACCGTCACTTGATTCACCATCAAATGTTACAGTTATATCTGTACCTGCTGTGCCTGCTCCTAATGTAAGTGTATTACCTAGTAGTTTGGTAATAGGTCCACCTTCATTGGCTGTACCATCGTGGGTGTGTCCTGTACTTGCTTGGAAAGCTGCTAATAACTGGTTAAACTCATCATTGGTATGAGAAGCAGTTATAACGTCTCCATCTGTATAAGAGGACTGTCTTGTGTATGTAGCTCCCATTTATCTTCTAGCTCCTAACTGATATTCTAACTGAAATCCCTTGAGTGAATAAGGTGCAGTTGCACCTCCATCATTTACTCTTAGTGCAACAGCAAATCCTGAACCCTCTACTGCTTGTCTAACTAACGGTTGTGATGCACCACCATATGTAGGTACTCCATAAGTTGCTGTACCATATATAGCAACAACATCACCTGAATCTAAGGGATATGCCGCAGGTCTTGATGAGGATGCGGCTTCATAATCATATCTCACAAATAAGTCAGCATCTATGGCTGCTTCAGGTTTATAGTTGACAACAACTCTTTGCATATGTTTTCTTATTCCGGGGTCATTAAAAGTTAAATCAGGACTTCTATACTTACCTGCTATTGTTGTGCCATCAAAATCATTACCTGATTCTTGTCTATATACATAGCCACTTTCATATGCACCATGTAATACTATTATGTTACCTTCAGATACAAAGTGGTCTGTACTAGCAGGTTTGATACCACGTATCTCTGCAAACTCAAACCGTTGTCCTCGCATAACACATATGATACCTTTAGTTAGTGTTTCATCTGTATTAGCTTTAGTAAAGAATATTCTGTACTGTGTCTTATCAGGTATAACTATACTGTCAAAGTCTGATGCACTAGCTATATTATCATTAAAAATAGACTGCACATTAGAACTTATAGTACCCAATTCCACGTCACCGATTCTCGCTGTACCAGCAATAGTTCTTAAGCCATCTGGACCTAAAAATATTAAATCACCAGCAAATTCTTGAATTGTATCGCCATTAATACATCCTATATCTCTTGTTACATCGGATACTGCAAAGTTAGAACTTGAGCTACCTGACAGTTTAAATATTCTAGTTTCACAAAATATAAATAAGTCATCACGGAAAACTTTAAGTCCTGTTATCTCATCGTCAACTTTAAAACTACCTGCACCTTGCCCACTATTAAAACCATCTTCATCAAAAGGTTCACTAAATACCACCTCTTGTTTAGTAGTTGACTTACCTGCATAAAACATATGATTTCTATGAGATACTACAAACTTAGAACCTGCTACTGAACTGTCACTTACATCTGTTGCAGATAAACTAGAGTTAAATACTGTAGGTGCGTTTACACCATCTACAACCACTATCTTATCTGTACCATCAAAGTTAAATCTTTCAAATCTGTATTTTAATGCACCTGTTCTACCACTATCTATGCTAGTCCAAGATGAACCTCCGGGGTCAGCACTAAATATACTAGTACCTCTAGCTGCTAGTACCTTGCTACCAAAAGTAGCCACCATAAGTACTTTTTCCGTAGATGATGCAGTCTGTGGTACAACTGCTGATACATACTTAGAAAATCCATTTATTCTTCTGTAGCCACCTTCAATGTCAGGCTCAAAGTTTTCTAACTCTAATGCTTCTCCGGGTTGCATCATAAAAGTAGATTTGTTTAATACTAAGCCACCTTCACAGTTAAATGCAGAAGGGGTTGTTTGCGATTGGTCTGCCATTACAATGCTCTAATATCTACACTACCTGAGTTATATACTCCTGTTCTAGGTATGAATGTTGAACGTAAATATGAAAACTTATTAACAAGTAATGTTTGCATATTCTTAATGCCTTGTTCAAATCTCTGCATATTAAGTTGATACTGTTGTGTCTCACCTCTATACTGATATACAAATGCTGTAGCACCATCCACTATTACAGGTGCAAATCTATCAGGTATAGATGTAGTATCTCCATGTGCTGATAGGTCTGTAGGAAATGTATAGTAGTCAAACTTTATTGCATATGATTTATTTGGAAATGGGTATAGTAGATAGTTATTGTCAGGAGTTCTTACTACATATTCAGGAACACCACCTCTATCAAACTGTGCCACTGTTACACCACTAGCTATTGTAGCTGCTGTAGTGCTCCCTGCACCCCTTGTACAACCTGTAAACGTTGTACTTGTAGTGCCTGTATATGTAATAGTTTCGTTGCCTATGACTATTGTACCTGCACTATCAAATCCTGTTGTGCTTGATACAGTTATAGTTGTAACACTATCTGTGTGAGTTGTGCTAGTAGTCGTAGTGTTTATTTCATCTTCTTGATTTACTACTCTATTTATATAATCATTATAATCTAGTAATCCTAGCTTGTATCCACTGTTACCTAAGTCACTATCCTTGACTATTCTAAATGTATTATAATCTACTGTCTTAGTCGATGTTGGTAAACTATATCTAACCACACCTGCTGTAAGGGTTTTAGTTTCTGTCGCATGATTAAATGGATAGTTAAACTCTCGCTGATTAATAAAACGTATAGATTCATTAACTGCGTTTTGACATTGAACTTGTATACCCCTAGCACTAGAAAAGGTTGTAGAAGTTAATGCAACCTCATTCAACCTTGCTATTACTTTATTTGTTAGTGTTAGGTAAGTTTCTGCCATAATAATTCCTATAAAGTGTAGGAGAGCAAGTTGCCCTGCTCCCCTAGAAAAAGTTTAAGCTAAAGTATCTCTGTCAACTTCGTTGGCATTGAAACCGTCACCACCCATGTCACTGACATCGGCTAGTACTGCGTATACTCTTATCTTACCTGCTGAGAAGGTTGCACCATCTCCTGCAAAAGTAAGGTCAAGTGTATCTGCTGAAGCAAGAACAACATCTGCTGATGGTGTGACACTTGGAGCATAAGCTCCATCTGAAGCACCATCGATGTCAAAAGCAGTAACATACTCGTTGTCATCTGCTCCTGTTCCTAGAATAGCAGTAGCATTAGTACCTGTATTCATAGTAGCACTCTCAACAACTTGAAAACCTGCTGCAATTATTTTAGTATTTGCAGGGATTGTCAAGCACTGAACTACATCACCACCTGTACAAGAAATTGCTTGTGCAGTAAGGTCAATAGTTTTCTGTATTTGATAAGGTGCTCTACCTCTTGAACTATTACCGTGGGCAGGTAATAATAAACTTGTAACTGTAGCCATTGATTACTCTCCCTATGCTAAGTGATAAGCACAAGTAGTGATTGCTTCTGGGCGAAGTATCTTCCTACCGTACAAATGCATACCACGAACACTAGCAGCAAAAGAATCAGGGTCTCTGTAAGTCTCTGTCTTGTTGATTTGCTCGGCAGTAGCTATGGATGAAGAGTGACCTGCAACAATAACACCAAAGTTTGTAGAACTATTAGTACCTGTAGTAGAAGGTCCTGTTCCTAAACTTGGTAAGTTATTTGATTGATACACTTTAAATCCGTGTAGGTTATTTAAAATTAAACCATTTTGTAATCCTGAACCACCAAAGTCTGCATCAAATAATCTTGAATCTTCATCCTTTAGTACTTCAATAAATACAGGGTCTAATACTAACCATCTTCCATTAGTGTCAACATTTTGTTGGTCTAATAGTCTTGACATTCTAGCTATAACTGTCAATGGGTGTCTATCTCCATTAGCAGGAGCAGCACTTGTAGCTCCACCTGTTCTTGGTAAGATAGCCACAGCATCGCCAGCAGAACCTCCGAAGTCTTCAGCATCAATTTTCATTGAAGATAAGAGTTCGTCAGAACCAGCAGTTGAAACTGCAACAGAACCGTTAGTGGTAGTGTTAGCTGTATCAGGTGCTGAGTGTAAAGCTGATTGCTTGTAACCTGACATATAACCAAGTACATCTTGGTCAAATTGGTCGGCTAGTCTGTAGGCTGCTCTATTAGATGCTAACTCCTGAAAGTTAATATGCGAATGAGCTTCCTCAATATCATCCACTTTAAATGCAAAGTAATTAGCTTTGTCAATATTAAGTGAAAATTCTTCGTCATCAAGGTCTTGAGGAGTTATTGTAGTTCCTCTTGAATATGCCTTGACTGTAATTTCTGGCTCTTTTATAACCTTAACGGAATCGCCCATATTAGCAATCTCACCGAAGTAATCATTATTAGTGATTGCATCGACAATAGATGACTTACGGAACGCAAGTTGCACCTGTT